GTGAAATTGTTGCCATAGCAAAGAAAAAAAAACCCCGACTGATTCCAGCAGTCGGGGCAGGGGTTAGAGAGTGAACCCTTTATCGGACGCACCATTTGGCAGGAATTACAAATGGGCTATAATGGTAAATGTAATTAGGTCACAAAGTTACCGCTTTTTAGGGATTAAAAGTAGGTCATATCCCTCCATAAGTTCGGCAAAGTCCTTCATTTTGACATGGGTTTTCCACTTGTAGGTATCGTCGGGTAATAAAACATAATGAGAGATTTGCCTAATTTTTATGACTGGACCTTCCTCGTCTTGAGAAAGTTTCCAAATTTTGGCGATGTATGTGTCCATGGTTAGAAAGGCATATCACCATCTTGCTGTGCAAAATTCCCGCCACTGGTCTGCTGCTGGAATGGTTCAACTTTGCCTGACAAGAACCGCTTACCGCTCTTGCCTTCCTTGACCCATGCGGACAAGCGCATTTTGGTTCCGTCGGGGAGGATGATGTCGCCCCTGTAATCGGGGCGCTTCGGATTGTCGCCTTTGTCGTTGGCGAACAAGGTGAAGGTGTTGGGTTGTGGAGTGTAATCGCTCATGGGTTTTGGGTTTTGATTTGGTTGGGTTGAATTGAATAGGTAAGGTTTTCTTTGATGAGCCAATTTGAGGCCCGTAAATCGCTTAAGATTCGGTAGGTGGTACGAAGGTTCAGCCCAAGCACTTTGGCGAGTTCTGCGGCCCTGTATGGGCGTTGTGCGAGGTACGACACGGCGTAGATGGTGGCGACCCTTCGTTGGATTTCTTTTCCTTTAGGTTTGGGCATGGTTAGGGGTTTATAGTTAGCCAGTAGTAACTCCTGTCGCATTGCAGCCACCCCGTTGCTTTGAGGTTGGTGATGATTCGGTAGGTTTGGCGGAGGGGCAAATCTACTGCCTCGGCCAATCGTTCAACACGCATCGGCTTGTTAAGCAGCAGGTACACGGCTTTGATGGTTGCGTTGCGGTTTCGGCGTTGGGAGCCTTTCTTTTGGATCGGTTGTTCGGGCATGGTTATGGGATTAGTTGGTATTTGCGTCCGTTGTGTTCGATGATTACGGGGATGCGGTTGTCTATGATGTGACCAGTTGCATCCTCATAGTAGATTTCACGGTCTTGGGAATCCCATTCACGCTTTGTCCAAGCGCCACTACCACTCTCCCAATAAATTTTGTTGTTATTCTTGTCTTTGATTACCAAATTCCCATTGGTCTTGAAATCCCATTTCAGCCATTGGCCGATAGTTTGTCCGTCTTTCATCTTAACTGGCTTTAAAAGTTACTGCGATGCTCGGTTTTGTCCCTTTTGCGGGACATACGGGAACCGCTTCGCCCGTCGCTTCGTCGTACACCGTGGCTTTCCCAGCGTTGCGGAAGGCGAGTTTGAGCAGTTCTTCACGGGCTTTCATGGATGCCTGCAGGTCGCTCCATTGCTGGTCGTGCGTGTAGTCGGGAGTCAACGCACCCTCCTTGATTTGAATTTCAGCACCGAAGGCTGAAAAGGTTTTCCCGTGTTTTTCGGCTTCGTCCCTCACAATGTCCTCGGTGGATTTGAGGACTTGCTCCAAGGCTTTGACAACGGCTTTGAGGCGCACATGGGCGGCGATGGGATTGACCTCTCCCTCCTCAATGCGGAGGATGAGGCCAGCGGCGATGTCGGCGATGTCAGCCTTGCTGATGTCCGACTTGGGGATGGTGACGAGAGTTGGGTGAATCATGGTCTTGATTTGAAAGCGTCATAAAAAGGGCCTAACCAAATAGCGTAATTTATTCCAAAAATTCTGCTTAGGTCAATTGCTTGATTCAAGGTCAACTGATGGACGTATTCTTTTTCGGTCAGGGCTTTGACCAGTTCCTCGCCAATGGTTGGGTACTGCTCTTTGAGCTCAAGTAGTTTCTTAAACTCCTCGGCATTCATTTTTTCAAGTAGATTCATGGCTTTGCAAGTTGATTTTGGATGAATGCTATGCCCTTTTCAAAACGGGCGGGGGTCATTTGGTCAATGTCCTTGAGGAACCGTTCCTGCTGGTCGGCGGGTAACTTCTGCACCAGTTTGATGAAGTCGGCTTTGAGGGTTGCAACGGTTAGGTCATCGTAGGTGGGAACGAGGCCAAGGCGGTCGTTGAGGTCCCCAAGGTTTTGTTGGGCGATAGCCATCTGCACCTCGTTGGCACTTGCGATGCTCGTTTCAATGCCGATACCAAGGGCGGCCAAGGCACGGCCAAAGGCAGAGGTTTCGCAGTTTTCTACATAACTCGTTTTGTTAATCATTGAACTGGTGCGGTCCTCATGGGCGTGGCCTGTTGCCCTGATGCGGCCATCGGCATCACGAATAATGGCTTTGATGCAGCACCTATCAGGTTGCAGGTCAACGAGGTCGGATTCAATGGACCAACCTGCATAGGCTGGCTCGTTGCGGAAGAAGAGCAGGCGTTGGTTGACTTCAACATAGTCCTTGCCTTTGATGTTGGTGGTTTTGAATTTGTGCATGGTTTTGGGGTTTAGTTGGTGATGAGTGCGAAGATGAACCTTCCGAAGAAGGCGATGCCGAGCATGGTTGCCAGCAGGATGTAGCCCGTAATGAGGGCTGCTTTGAGTTTGGCTTGGGTTTCGTGGTTCATGGGTTTGAGGTTTGAGGTTAAAGAATGTGCGTTGGCGAGTCGCACCCCTCGGTTGGTTAAAGTTTAAAATCCTGAATTTTTATGCCGTTTGAAGTTGGGTAATTCCCACATCCATCCTGCCATACTTCCCAAACTACACCGTTTACGTTGTAGTAGGTGTCGTTCCCTTTCATCCCAATATAGGATGAGGTTCTATTATTATTAATAAATTCGGCAGCTGCGATTGTTACTTCTGGGTTTGTGTAAATTGATGTTCTCATGGTTTTTTGGTTTAGTGGTTGGTTTGTAGGTCAAAGATACGGCGGTTTTCCTATTTGCGACCTCTCGTGTCATTTTTTTTTAAGTATTTGCACCCGATGCGGTATAAGATTTTTAAAACTCGCTGATTTGGCCATATTTTGACGCTATCGGGTATAAATTTGCAGTATGACCTACCACTCCACCCGACCTGCAAAAGCCCTCACAAATGCGTTGGAGCGGCTGATGATAGCCATATCCCCCGCTGACCTGGAGCAGAACCACGCCCTCCTGTGCGAGTACCGCCGTGCCTGCGAGTTGCTGGGCTACGATCCAGCCAAAGCCCAATGGTCAGGGATCCACGAAGTTTCCGCCTCCCAGTTACCCACCGAGCAGGACCACACCGTCTGCTATTATCCCCTATTAAACCCCGAAGAATAACCATGCGAAACATCACCCATCTCGTCGTCCATTGCACGGCCACCCCGAAGAACACCACCATCGCATCTATCCGCCGCCATTGGAAGGAGGGGTTGGGCTGGAAGTCGGTGGGCTACCACAAAATCATTGAGGCCAACGGGAACATCATGACCTTGGCGACCGATGACAAGGTGACCAACGGGGTTGCAGGCCACAACGCTACCTCGCTCCATGTGTCCTACATCGGGGGGAAGGATTCGGATGACCGCACCATTCAGCAACGCCAAGCCATCGCAGGGGTGTTGCTCTCTTGGTTGCAGAAATATCCGAAGGCCCGGATATGTGGACACAGGGACTTCCCGGGGGTGAACAAGGCTTGCCCGCAGTTTAACGCAGAGAAAGAGTACGGCTACCTTTACCTAACCGCCAACGACACGCAGGAGGGTTAGTTGTACGAAGGAATCGTACAGGTCAGCAGTGGGGATAAAAAATTCTCTCTTTTGCGGGTGATACTGGGGAGTTGATTCCCCAAACCCATATCAGTATAAGCGGTCCGCAGGCGTGAAGGTTGCGTGGAGTTGGAGTTCGGTCCCCTTGTTGTCCTTGCTTGCGTTCCTGCTGGTTTCAAGTTTCATCCAATATCCACCCAAAGGCTTCGGGCCTCTTCCTCGTTCAGTGTGAAAGCCCATGTAGCCGCCGTCCCATTCCTCCTTGTAAGTAGCCGTGCGAAGTTGGTGAATAGGTTTTTGAATGAGGGTCTTCTTGGGGCGGTCATATTTGTGAATCATGTTTTGGTGGTAGTAGAGTTCGTGGACATGGCCCATCCATGTCAAGTCGTAGCCTTCGGTGGCTGCGAGGAGGCGTTGGTCTTGGATGACCCCCTTGGTGACAGGTCCACCCCCGCCTGCCCCGTGGTAGTAGTGGATGACGAAGTTCATCCCCCGATTGGGGTCGTGCTGCACTCGGATGTCAATCGTTCCTCCGTACCCACCAACTTCAACTGCTGACCCTGTTGCATAGTTCAGCGTGCTTGCAAAGCGTTGCAAGATGTCAGTTTCTTGGTGGTGGATGATGCTCGTTTCGTGGTTCCCGTAGCCAACCAGTAGCAGGTTCTTGGCGTAGGGCGCAAACCATTCCACCGCCGTGTTGACGATGGAATCTAAATAGCGGGCGTTGTTGTGTTCTTCTCGGATGTCTTCCTTGCTCCTGCGTGGGTCGCCCTTGCCTTGCATCAAACAAAAAAAGTCACCGTTAACGATGACTCCTGCGTTTCTGCGTTGTGCTTCCTTTAGGTGGTTTGTCAGCAGTCCCCTGTCGCAATGCGGGTTGTCCCAATGCAGGTCGGAAATTAGCAAGAACTCCTGCCCCGATTGGCAGGTGACTTCGTGGATGTTTCGGGTGTGCTTGGTTAGTGGTAGAATCATTGCATGGCTTTTAGTGATGCGTTTTCGGATTCAAGGGCGTGGATGGTAGATTCCAAACTCTCAATCCGTTGACGCAAAACTAACAACTCATTGCGTAATTCTATTAACTCTTTGTTCTGGGCCTCGGCGGTCGCCTGCCACATCGCCAGCACCGCTTGGGCTTGCTTCACCTGCAAACTATCCGCCGTGAACTTTCCCTTGGTCAGCCAAGCAACTGCACCGCCAACGATTGCGCTGATGGTGCCGATGATAGTGGTCTCGATAAGATTCACCCGTGCCTACTTGTTGGGTTCGCCCTTTGATTTATCCAATGCCATCCAACCAACTGACAACAAGGTCAATACCGAGCCGATAATTTCGGTGAGGGTAGCGGTGTCAATGATACCTTTGGCTACAAGCGTGCCGCCGATGAAGGTTAACAAATGGCGGAGCAGAGCGATGACGGCTGATTTCATAAGTGGTAGTTTAGGGGTTTCGGGAGTTTCGGGGTTGCGTTTGCGGAAGAGTTTCATAAAGATTTGTGTTGATTGTAGTCCTCGGTGTATTGTTCTTCCCATCCTGCAAAGGAGTGAACTCCGCAGGGTTCGGGCCAAGTTTCGTACGGGGTCGCTTCCTTGGGTGGGTCTGCTTCCCAAAGGATGTCGTAGCAGATAAAGCCATCCAAGACCCCAAGAGCCACCGCAGCGGTCGTGCCTTCGCATAGAGCCAGCACCTTATCGGCATCGGCCTGCTTGGGGAAGATATACTTGCGGAAGGTAGCCATTAGGTTGTAAGGGCAGCGAGTTCGGCGTTGGTTAAACGAGTGGTGTAGAGGGCCAAGGCTCTGCATCGTTGATTGGTTAAATCGGTAGCCCCTGCATTTGAGAATTGAATCTGCGTCAATGCGGTTGGAATCGTGCCTGATGAATCCGTGCCAATTTGCGTTCCATTAAGGTAAAACACAAAGTCATCTTGCTTGTAAGCCACCGCAACCTTATAGAATTGTCCAAGAGTTATTGCTCCTGATGTGGCAATGTTGGCTTGTATCGTGCCTGATACAACAATAAGTTGCATCAATCCTGCCCCTGTGGTTTGTAGCCGAACTACTTGGCTATTGCTTGTCCCTGATGTAAGCGATAAGAAAATCCTGTCATAATTATTGATTGCCCCCTCCCAATAAATCGTCCCCTGCGTCTGCCCGATGCAACCGCTGACTGCGCCTGATACGCTTATCACGTCTGCGTTGCGGGTTACCGCTGCGGTGGTTGTGGGGATGTAGGAGGTGGCAATGGAGCCTGTTTCAAACTGAAAGCCAAACGCATAAAGACCTTTTGTTCCTGTACCTGTATAGGCAAGGTTGCCCGAATCATCGCATAAATAAATTCCGGGACTAAGAGTACCACTTGCCGTTGCGGTGAATGTGGTTCTGCAACGATACCAGCCATTGCCGTAATTTTCAATGCCTCCCGTTGCGTTTGTTGCCGTAGCCGTTCCGCTTGCAAGGTTAAAAATAGTGTATCGCTCAACCCCTCCTTGAAATACATACAACCCCACTTGAAACCTCTCTGCTGATTTTAGAAAGCAAGTCATTGAATAAGTCGTTCCACTCACCACCGCAATGCTTTGATTCATTCTATGCGTGTCGGATGCGGATGTGTCCTCTTGCAAGTAATCTGCAAGATTGGTCCCATAAGGGTCAAGCGTTCCTGTGGTATTTGCTACGCTACCTGAACCAAAGGCGTTGATGCGAATTCTGCTCCAAGTTGTATTGAACGCCTCACTCTGCAAAGCCAAGTTCGACCCACTCGGTTCAACAAGCAACGCAGGGCAGCCACCGCCAAGAGGATAATCCAACCTCGGAATCCCCGAAGCCACCGACTCAATCAAGCCACTTGCATTCACACGGGTCGCAGTCGTCGCACGGGTTACATTGAAGTCGCCTGACGCACCAAGGACCAAACCACCCGAAGTCGTAGCGACTGGGGTGTAAAGTTTGCCCGTTTTGAATCGTGCAGGTACTAAAATCAGCGAAGGTGTCGGCATTGTTAGAAGTTGAAGATTGCAGCGAATCGGACGAACAGGCAGCCATTCACGGCAGCCTCGGCAGCGGTTGCTCCGTCAGCGGTTGCCCTTGCATTAAAAGCACCCCAAACCCCGGCAGCAAGTCCGCCGATGAGCATATTGGTCGGGTAGCCGTATCCGTAGCCGATTAGCATCTTAGAGGAAGGTGTAACCGATGACTGAACCTGCGCTTGGAGTAACGGCCGTAATCTTACCGCCATTGCGACCGCTTATCACGATACCAGCGGAAACGGACTTGCCACTCAAAGCGTAAGCGGTTAGCAGGTTCTCGCTTCCAGTTCCAGTAAGGGTTGTGAAAGTCGCAGCGGTGTTGACTACCAAGAAGTCGTAGTTTTTGCCTGTAACGGCAGCGTCAACGAATTCCATCGTACCACCTTGGCCGAGCATTTGTTGCAATATGGGTGTAGGCATTTTTTAGCGTTTAATTGTAAATGTCTTTTAGGTTGGAATTTCACAAACTGAGTGTCCGTAAGGAATCTCAAAGGTCATCGTCGCCTGCCATCCTGCCGTGCGGTCATCTCGGCTCTCTACGAACCTTGTAAGCGATACGCTGGATGAGAGGGTCCAGTCCTCGCTTGGGTCGTTTGTAAGCGATGATATGAAGTCCTGTGCTACCTGCAGTTGGTCGCTTAGGACCTCATCCTCGTTATCCTGCCAGCCCAGCGTAGGGCTGCCCGAAACCACTCCGCCCATCGTGGCAATGGATTCAACCCTGTCAGAAAAATAGACACCCACAGTAAGGTTGAGAGTACCCAAATCCGTGCTTGCTGACTGAACATCCGCAAAGACGAGCGGATAGATGATTCGCTCACGGCTTGGGGTTCGCAGGTTTATCGTGTTGTCCGTTCCGATTGCAAGCGGGTCGCCCGTCCCGAAGGAGTTTACCTGCGGGTGAGCATTTGCAAGCGCAAGGAGTGCTTGCTTGATTTTTATCCATGACATAAGCCTGTAATTTCAGAATATTTTTTGAGTGCGCTCCCATAGGGTTCAACAGTTATTGCAGTAGGGGTCATATCCGTAAGGCCAAGGGCGGTCAAGTCCAGCACCACGGCGCAGGGTTCTTGCATCCAAGGCCATCCCCGTGTTGTAGTTCGTGCCGTTGGGATAGATGGTGTCAAGAGCCGATGGCGGGGAGTTGAACAAGGGATAGTCGGTGCGGTTCTCCATCAGGTACCTGGTAATCCTCTCGGAATACCACTCGGCATCGTTCTTCACTTTATCCGTAAGCCTTGTAATCTCGTCCATGCTCATCTGCGAAGATTCCTCGCTGGTTCTGCGGACCATTCCCTTGTTCATGTATTTAAACGCCAAGACCATCGGCAATTCGTAATAGAGCCATTGCACCATAGCGGGTTGGATGTAATCTTCCAGCAGCGTGGTGTTGAGTGCCGTGGTCGTTCCGCTTACCACTTGCGTCACCATTTCCGAGTACAGGGCAGACCCAACGATAGGCTGAATCCGCATCTCCTGCACCTTCACGATGGTGGGCCGAATTTGGGTAAACGACACATTCTCGTTTATGACCGAGTTGTCCAGCAGGGTTTGTTCGCTGATAAAGAGTGCCTTCATGCCTTTGTGATTTTATTGCCCTTACGGATTACCAACTGCTGCTCCCATACATGGCGGCATTGGGGGCGGTTCACTCCGCTGGCCGTATGATACCAACCCCCACGGCGGTTCCAAACGGAGTAGCCCATGATGTTGGAAATACCATTGATGTCGTCCCGTGTGTACACCTTGCCTTGGTCAGCGAGGTCCAACATGACCTTGCAGAACTCACGGCTCGTCCTCTTGTCCTTGTTGCTGAAACCAGCGGCCCATGCGTATTTATAGCGGACCTCCAACACGGGTTCATCCGTTGGCTTGGCTCCTTCCTTGGAGATTTGGTCCACGGCTCTTGCGATGGGGTAACGGTCTTTGGTTATCAAGTAGGCGACTCGCTTGGCGACCTTGGCTTTGCTGACCCCGAACTCCTTCGCCATTTCTTCCACCGATGCGTCCCGATTCTTCTTGCGGTACTTTTCAATTTTCTCGTCAAGTTCTTTTTCTTCCTCGCCAAGTTCAGCGAAGGCTTGACGCACTTGGTCGTCTAAGTCGGCATCAAACCGCATTGGCTTGCTATGCATGACCACATAGTCGTCGGAACTGCTCCCAAACTTGCTTGCGACCACCTCCAAGACCTTGAATTCCTCGTCCCCCCATCCGTAGTCCTCGGTGTCTTCCTCGCCCCATGTAGGCTCGGAAAACGCCTGCTCCTGCACTCCGAGCAGGGTGTTCACTTCTTCGGGGGTTAGACCGAAACCAGCGGAGAGCATCGTGCGTGCCATCTCCAAGGTGATTTTTTCTTGGGCATAGTGACGGACGATTCGCATGAGGTTTTGGTACTCACGGCCCGATAGTTTCTTGATGTTGTCGTTGCCCATGACCATGGGCGTTTGCGGTTGCTCGTCGGGTTGGGGATTAGGTCCCACCACATCGGCGGGTTGCTTTTCCAACGCAGGGAGGCCCGCTTTTTCCCGCAGTTCTTCGGGGGTCATAATGGTGAGCAGGGTTTGTTCACTCAATCGCTCGGTGATGGGTTCCACGGGAATCAGTTCCATGCCCTCCACGCCGTTGAACGACCCCAAATAGTTAATCATCCGCTCCACCTTGCGAACTCGGTCGTTCACATAGGTCGCTTTAAATAACTCGTAAGCCTCAACCAATTCCTGCCTGCCGCCAAGTTGCCCTTCGGTCTTCACGCCGAATAGCATGGGGTTCACCACACGGTGCGAGATAAAGATTTCGGACTGGATGGCCTTGTTTAGAATCTCAAACTGCTTGTCCATGTCCGATGGAGTGAGC